AATTTATCTTTTTTGATAATCCGTTGATTATTAAGACAATAAAAAAGCCTGATAATTTATCAGGCTGATAATGTAATTTTTTTATATTTTTTATACTTCTCCGCATCTCCAGCGTACTAAGCCTTTAATTTGGATAGCATCTAAATCTTCCTTTTCAATATGCTCATCTGGAAAAGTCTCTTTATCAGGATTATCACTAACAATTCTTAAACCGCCGTTAGTTTTCCTAAATAGCCTTTTTATTCTTAACTCTTTATTTGCCACAAAAGCATAGACTTTATCACTAATTACTTGATCAATCGTTTTTACACGTAAATCAGTAAGGATGGCATCAGTATGGTTGATTGTCGGCTCCATACTTCTGCCATCACCAGTAATAATGCCAGTATCTTCATGGCTTAAAGAAAGGCCACATTTACGAATAAAGCTTTCTTTAAAGACGAGCCCGCCTTTAATTAACTCATCTCCATTTGTATAACCATTACCACATGCAGCTTTAATGTCATACATCGGAATAATTACATAGTCACCTGAACCATCAAGGTCTGAGGCAGGACGGATTACACCATTTTCAATCTTGCTTTTGCCAAAGGGACTTGAGTCATCAAGAGTATCCAGAAAATTAACTTCTAGATTTAACTCTTTTTCAATCTGTCTTGCTTTCGCTTCACTTACACCGCGTGAACCCTTTTGATCAGGTTCCATCAGCATTTGGGAGAGATAAGTTTTGTCGATACCTACAGCAGCTGCGAAGTCTTCCTGACGCTCGTACATTTTGTCAGAAAGTAACTGGTCAATCAGCTTACGTAAGTTCTTACGACGTATTTCTTTAAGATTCATGGATACAAGATTCATAAGCCAATTAATTATCAAATGATAACAACAGAAGATAAATTTTCCTAATTATCCTATTGCAAATAAAATTATCAAAAGATAAACTTATTTGATAAATTAATTATCAATTAGGTTTATCAATGGAAGTCTCAACTAAGTCTCTGGCTGAGTACCTTGATTCTTTACCAACAAAGGAAGCTAAAGAAGCCTTTGCAAAAAGATGTGGTTCTTCACTTGGCTATCTACGTTTGATTGTTAACAAAGTACGTAAATGCAGTGCCACGTTAGCTATTGATATAGACCGAGAAAGCAAAGGGAAAGTTCGTTGTGATGACCTTTGTCCTACCGCTGATTTTAACTATATCCGTTCTCGAACTAAACAAAAGCGTATTGCTTAAACACATTATTCACATCAAGCAAATGTGCGTAAACGTGAAAATTATCAAGGATTCACATATGAGTGAAATTATTTTAAGTCAAGAAGCCAAAACGGCTCTCTACAAGATGGTGCACCAAACACCAGGCATCACGCCTTCGTCAATTGCTGACATGTTGGGTGATTCTCATAAAACTGTTTTAAACATTGCAAACCCAAATATGGAAAACCACCTGCCTAGCTTAAAAAAGCTCGAGGCAATGATTAATTACACACAAAACCCAGCACTCATAAAAGTATGGGCTCATCAACTTGGATTTGTTCTGGTGCCGGTCGGTTGTGATGGGCAAAAACACCATGAAATGTCGATTCTTGAAGCACTACTACAAAGCAATGTGGCTAATGGTCTTGCTAATCAAAAAATAGCAGAAGTACTGGAAGATAACATCGTAACGGCACAGGAGTACGAAGAAACACATTCTATTTTTCAAAAAATTATTGAGTTGGTAACAGCAGCAGATAAAGCACTGCAAAAGATGGCGAAAAGCCGCATTCCGGTATCTGACTTGGAAAAGCAAAAAGCCTGATCGGCAAATCAGGCTTTTTAAGTAATTCATTAAATTTGGAAATCACAATGAATACAGAAAGTAATCTAGCACAACATCCCTGTGAAAACAAATGCACTAAGTTCGAAGGGGAACAGTGCAAGACTTGTTTGATTCAAGATATAGAAAAAAAAGAATTCAATTTAGGTTTAGCGCCTGACTCTGAATATGTGAAATGCCAATTTGTCGAAGGCGATTTTGTAGTTTTCATGCCTCACATTGTTTATGACGGTGTTTATCAAATTGACGCATTTCAACCTGCTGAATATTACTGGCTGACTAACGGTCAACTTGCTCACAAAACCGATATCCGTTTAGCGACTGACATTGAAATTCAGGCAAAAGAACGTACTCCAGCAGATGTTTTAAAACACCTTAACCGTGTGAATAAAGCTAAGCGGGAGGTTTCTTAAATGGAAAAGCTAACATTTAACAATCTTGGTAAACATCAAAACGGTTGGGCAACAGTCTATATAGAGCCTAATAACAACTTCAGTAAATGTGGTGGCCGCATTACTGTGATATTTGAGGATTATATAGGTTCTGCTTTCTTCAGCCACTGTGGAACAAATAATTTTAAAGAGTTCATTGCTAAAAGTAGTTCGGGCTACTTAATGAATAAATTATTCAATCAGAATAATCAAATTCCAGATTCTATTTTCATAGAAGATGGTGATGAAATTATTGAACTTATTGAACGAGAAAAGTACGAAGAAATAAAGCTAGCACGAGTATATGGCGATGAAACTTTATCAAAAGAAGCTTTAAGAAATCTTCATAACGCTTTGTCTGGAGAACAATTTGATACAGCAGGTGAGCTATATCGTCACTTAGATTCCGATGAGCAAGAAACAATGGATAGCTTATTTGGTGAAGAGTGGGGATTTGACAGCACATTAAAAAAAGAAAATCCAAATTATATTTATGTCAAATCAATGATTGATTCACTTATTGCCGAGTTTAAGAAATTAAGCGAGGTGGTGTCATGAAAGAGTTCCCGATTTTATTTAACTCAAATATGGTCAATGCCATTTTAGAAGGTCGTAAGACGCAAACTAGACGTGTAGTAAAAAATAAACTGATTGTGGAACAGGCAGAATTCGAATGCGGAAACAGACCTAATGTCACACGAAGTGAACCAAGCCTAAAATATTTAGTTGATAACAACTGCCCATATGGTCAGGTCGGTGATCGTCTTTGGGTTCGTGAAACATGGGCACCCGTAAATTTGTACGGTGAAATTGCTTTGGCTTACAAAGCTGATAGCGAAGTAATCCGAGTTGAAGAAAATGAAAGTTTTCTCGATGAAGATGGTCTTATTAATTACAACGATCCACGTTTAGAAAAATATTCATTTGCTGCATGGGCATATGATCTTTTAGATGGTAAAGAAGGGAACTGGTCACCTTCAATTCATATGCCGCGTTGGGCATGCAGATTAGTTCTTGAAATAACAAGTGTTCGTGTTGAGCGCCTAAATAACATTTCAAAAGAAGATGCAAAAGCTGAAGGTTTTGATTATTCAGACCATCCTTCAACAAAAGAAATTGGTTTTTGTATAGGTGCGCAAACTAATTTTCGTGTTGGTTGGAACTTAATATATGGCAAAGATTCATGGAAACAAAATCCGTGGGTTTGGGTAGTCGAATTTAAGGTTATTCAAGGCGGTGAGTCATGAATCAATCAATAAAATCGCCTTACCTTGAATCATCAAAACCTTTTAAAACCCAATTTGCACTAAATTTCAGTGAAAAGATAATTATAGATTTCTTTGCTGGCGGTGGTGGTGCAAGTACTGGCTTAGAGATGGGTTTGAACGCATCAGTATTTGCTGCTGTTAACCATAACCCCAAAGCATTATCAATGCATGAGGCAAATCATCCACATGCAAAGCATTATGTGCAAGATGTTTTCGCCGTTGATCCAGTTGAAATTTGTGAAGGTCATCAAGTGGGTTGGTTTCATGCAAGCCCTGATTGCACCCACCATTCACAAGCGGCAGGGGGCCAGCCAAGAAAGAAGGAAATACGCGATTTATCTTGGGTGGTACTTAAAGTTGCTGGCAAAGTTCGTCCTGATGTAATCAGTCTTGAAAATGTAAAGCAAATTCTGAGCTGGTGTCCTTTAATTGCAAAACGAGATAAAGCAACAGGTCGTGTTGTTACTTTAGAACGTATTGAGATTAATGGGAAAAAAACTTATCGAGTGGCAGAACCCGGTGAGAGAGTTCCTCGCAATAACCAATTTTTAGTACCAAACTGTAAATTAAAAGGCAAAACATGGAATCAATTTGTACATCAACTTGAAAAGTTAGGATATGTGGTTGATTGGCGGTTGTTACGTGCTTGTGATTATGGCGCACCTACAACAAGACAACGCCTTTTCTTAATTGCTCGATGTGATGGGCAACCGATTGTCTGGCCTGAACCAACACATAGAAGTAAAACGGAACGTACGAAATTAATTACACGCGCTAGAAAAGTACCATTTTGGCGAACAGGTGCAGAAATTATTGATTTCACGGATTTAGGAAAATCAATTTTTGATCGACCAAAGCCATTAGCAACCGCAACACTAAAACGAATTGCACGTGGATTACAGAAGTTTGTAATTGATGAAAAAGAGCCGTATTTCGTTAAATCAGCTTTGCCATTTATTAGTAGAGATTTTGGTACATCAACAGGTCATAAAGTAAATGAACCTCTTGCAACTATTACTTCAACATTTGGTGGTCACAGTGCACTCATAAGCCCAGTTGTAGCTCCTTTCTTTACTGAATTTGCTAACGCCTCACAGCAACGAAACTGGAGCATTTCACAACCTTTAACAACAATTTGTGCTCAAGTTAAAGGTGGGCATCATGGCTTAGTAGCCGCTTACATGATGCAGGCTAATGGTGGTTTTTGCGACACCGTTGGAAGGTCACTTTATGAACCACTATCAACTATTACCAATACTGGGAGTCAACAACAACTTGTATCAACAGTTTTAAGTAAAGAGAACTTAGATGATGCGCTGCGTGTTGCAACGTTCCTTATCAATTTCTATGGCAACGGTGATGCAAGAGACATCAAAGCACCAATAGACACCTTAACCACAAAAGATCGACTAGCTTTAGTCACAGTGTGGATTAAAGGAGAGCCATGGGTAATCGTCGATATTCGTATGCGAATGCTGAAACCACGAGAATTATTTAGAGCTCAAGGTTTTCCTGATAGCTACGTAATTGAACATGGCCATGATGGCAAGCCTTTATCAAAGACTGATCAAGTTTTCATGTGTGGCAATAGTGTTTCACCGTTACCAATGGCAGCTATAGCAAAAGCCAATAATCCTTTTTTAAATCAGATTAATAGACCCTTTAAAGCCCCTTCAAAGGAGATAAATAACCGTGCGTGATTATGGGAAAGTCTCTCCACATTTCTGGACAGGTTCTACTGGCAAGAATTTGCGCCAGTGTCCTGATTCAATTGTGGTTGCAATGTACTTAATGACATCTCCTCATGCAAACATGCTCGGCCTTTACTATATGCCCCTTTTGTATGTAGCCCATGAAACTGGATTAGGCATGGAAGGGGCTATTAAGGGTCTTAAGTGGGCATGTAAAGCGGGGTTTTGTAGCTATGACGAAGTTTCAGAAATGGTATGGGTCCATGAAATGGCGCGTTTTCAAGTTGCTGAATCATTAAAGGCAACAGACAACCGTTGTAAAGGCATCCAGAAAGACTATGACTCATTACCGACAAACCCTTTCTTAGCAAGCTTTTTCGATAAATATGCCGAAGCATTTTGCATGACAAATAAACGGGAAGGTAGAGCCGTTTCAATTTCAGAAAATGAAGCCCCTAATAAGCCCCTTCCAAGCCAAGAACAGGAACAGGAGCAGGAACAAGAGAATTCTCTCTCTCAAGCGCCAGCGCAAAATTTTGAAGAGCCGGATGATTCTTGGAAACCAAACACTCAACACCTGAAAACTATTTTGCAAAAAACAAAATATTCGCAGCGTGTTCAAGAAATCTTGGATATGGATGATTTTGAATTTCATTTGAGCAACTTCAATGCTCATCACGAAACGAATCGTTATCTGACAGACAACCAAAAACATAGCAAGTTCGCGCAGTGGTTACTTGAAAAGTTTGAAACATTAGAAACCAAAAAAGCGAAGCAAGCTAAATCAACAAATCAAAATCAGGCCCAACAAGGCGGGAACGTAAATCAAGCGTTTGACCAAAAGCAGGTTACCTACGATGAAAACGTTAAGCCCGTAAAACTGGGAGGTAATTTCGTATGAACGCAATGCCAAAATTTAATTATCAATTTCCGCAATCGGAAAGTATTTGTGAAATTCATAACCATCAAAAGGTTCGCATGGGCGGTCATGATATTTGTCCTGCTTGCGCTGAAAATTTCACCAAGAAGCAAAATGAAACTTATGCTCGAGATGTGCAGCGCCGTGCCTATGAAGCTCATATGTCTACTGGGATGCTACCAGAACGTCATCAAAATTCTGGCTTCGGAAATTACGTATGTGAATTACCGGGGCAAACAGTTGCATTTAACAAATGTGTTGATTATGCAGACCGAATCATGAAAAACAAAGTCACTAATCTTGTAATGGTTGGTAAGACTGGAACGGGTAAAACACACCTAGCATGTGCAACGGCGCGTACGCTCCTTAAAAATGGAAAAAAAGCACGCTATATAACCAGCGAAGAAATTGCACAAAGAATTATGCAGGCTTGGGATAAAGACACAAAAGACATTTCTGAAAAATCTGTAATTTACGATTTCTCTCAATATGACCTTCTCATTGTTGATGAATACGGTTTGCATGACCGCGATAAGCGAAAAGAGCTGGTACACAAAGTTTTATATGCACGCTATGACGCAGGCAAGCCGACTATGTTGATTTCAAACATGTCATTGCATGACACCACTGATCGTATGGGCAGAGTGATTCATGGCCTTATTTCAGATTTGGGTGACCGTTTGTGGTCTCGTTTTCAACATGGCGGATTAACACAGATTGAATGTGTTTGGGCAGATGCGCGTATAGGTGGTCAAGCATGAATATAAAACTAGATTTTGCAAAACGTGATTATTCAATGTCGTATTCAAATGTTTCTCTTAAATCTCAGCAACGAGAAGCGCTGGAAAAAGAGATCGCTGAATGGCAAGCACAAGGTAATGAAATCAAACCTTTTGAAAAATCTGAACAAAACCAAATTCGTGTCAATCATGGTGGTGAAACTGCTTATAAAAAGATGGGTTGTCGTTGTAAGACATGTGTGACATGGGCCTGTAAAAAAGGTGTTCTTTTAACTAATCCTAAGTCTGAAAAAGTGAAAGCTGTAAATAAGCAAACACCTTTCGGAAGACTTCAACAAACAACCTTGAAAGCTTATGTAGAAGACCATGGCGAGTCTTGGGAATATCTTGCAGCAAGATCCGGTTACACGATAACGGGTTATCAGTTGCGCCGTATTTATGAAGGACAGTCAGAAGCGACACTTCTTGATTGGAACGTTCTCAAAACAACACTTCATATTTTAGGTATCGAAGCATGAACCGCCGTATCAAACAGCGCCAACGCCAGAGTCGGAGTATTAGAGCCATGCAACAAAATAATGAATATCCGCAAGTATTAGAAACACTGGATGATATTGAGTTAAGCCCAAATTGCAAAAAGTCATGTGCCCATGAGTGGGAATTCAATGAGCGTGCATCGGATCATTTGTATGATGTTTATGACTGCAAACATTGCCCAGAAACTAAGTGCATTAAGGACTAAACAAATGAAATTTGATGAATACTTTTTAATTTTTCTTGCCTCATTTGCCTTCTATATTGCAGTTAGATTTTTCTATAAGTGGCTTACAGGCAGATTTAATAATTCTGCAATTATTGAATGGATGAACCGAGGTTTTTCATTCGGTTTAGGGTTCATGGCTTCTTTTGTGGTGATTGCCGTGATTGCTCATCTATTAAGAGGGCTTAGCTAATGAAAGGATATGTTGAAATTTTTGACACTATGCTTAGTTCTTTAAGCCATTTTACTGAAAGTGATAAACCCTTAAGTGTGAAAGAAATTGGTTACCGCCTTGGTTTACAAACTCGTACGGCGCAAAGAATAGCAAAAGCCTTACAGGAATCGGGGTGGCTTACTAGCCAAAAAACAGGTGCTGGTAATTTCTTTACTGCTACTGATAAAGCCCGAGCATTATTTAAAACAAATGGAAACTTAGTAAAGGCTTTTCATAGCTACAAAGTTAATGACTGTGTTGTTCTTAAAGAAAAGGAACTCTATTTCCCTGATGGTACCAAGAAAACAAATGAACTATTCGTAGTGGTTCGGGTTGGAAATGAAGACCTTGAAATTGATCTTATGGAAGTAGGCGGTACTCCAAAAATCTTTAAAACATGGATTGGAGATATTCAGCATGCGACTGACGAAGAAATAGCAGCAGGATGCCGTGAAATTAAAAATAGTGAAGAGTTTAAGGTAGGTGATTTTGTACTTTCTATTTCTAATGAGTTTTCAGACAAAGTTTGTGAATTGATTGAAGATCATGGCTACGAATTTAAATACAAAAATAAAGACGGTGGCTTTGGCTATATCACGAAATCATTTTTACCAATTAAGTGGCGCCGAGCAACTGAAGCAGAAGTAATAAGTGGCTATCGATGCGTAGAAGGGAAGGAGTGTTTCTAAATGAAGCTAACCAAACAACAACGCGCCGAGCTAAAGCAAAAGTTCGGCGGGCACTGTGCATATTGTGGTGAATTGTTGGGTGATAAATGGCATGCGGATCATATCGAAGCAGTTAAACGTGAAATTGAACATGTTGGCGGTGGGAAATTAAGAACTACAGGGGTAATGACTCGACCAGAGCATCACACCTTAGAAAACTTAAACCCTGCATGTGTTCCGTGCAATACAAACAAGTCTTCTATGCCATTGGAAGGGTGGAGAAAGATGCTGACTCATTATCGTGATGTTCAATTATTACGCGATAGCACACATGCACGTCATTTACTTCGCTTTGGATTACTTGAAATTAAACCTGAGCCAGTGAAGTTTTTCTTTGAAACATATGAACCTTGTGATCACGAGCTTTCGGATTGGGAGAAATTAGAACCTGAGCCGAACTTAAAATTTCGTTGTTTAGATTGTGGGAAGGAGGTTTGAAAGATGCATAGATATATCCAAGAAATACTAAATGAATTGGAAGCACAGCATGAAAATTCAGTTTTTATGCAGTGGGTAGAAAAAATTTTAAATGATATGCACCGCATAGCCACAGAAGAAGCAAATATCACTAATGAGAATAAAGTGAATGAGCTGCAAAAGCGGATGAATGCCGCTTTAGAAATTGCAGAAGACCTAATGCAAAGCATGGAAATGTACCCTATTGGAGAGAAATTAGGAAAGCTTCTTAAGGTTCCACAACCTATTACTTTTCAAGCAGGTGACAGGGTTGTTATTGATAGTCTTATAGTGAGTGACAGGGTTCTAACTATCGATGAAATTTTAGAAGATGGAATAATTTTAGCGGGTGCGTTTCTTCCTATTAGATATTTAACCCAGTTAAGACATGCCAAACCTGAAGAAGAAGCTACCGGCTATAGAAATCGATTAGAAGGAACTGAAAATTGATTTTTTATGTCGAATCTATTGGCGGCCCTGATGATGGTGAATTAATTAGAACTGAACTAGATGTTTATTTTGCTATGCCGCCGCAAGAGGAATGGGATTGGTGGTCTCAAAAAGACCCTGTTCACACTATCCTTCCAACTATCAACTATTTCCGTGAGAGATTCGCTTGCTATTTCTGTGGGCACTACTACTGTCGTGAATTTTTCATATGTGGAGACGATAAAAGAAGTAATGGCCATAAAGCTTTAAAAATTATGGATTCTTATTTTAACCCAGTGCTCTTGAAATTTAAGAAAGGTAGCTAATATGCAAAATGAGCATTTTCTAATTTTAGTGATCGTTGTCCTTGTATTTCTGGGAATAGGCTTTTCTGTCTTTAACACAATTGAAGTTTGTAAAACACAGGATATTTACTGGGTAAGTGGAACTCAGTACAGCTGCTCATGGTTTAAGAAGTAGGTGCCGAAATGGAAAAGTGTAACCATGGTCATGATAGAGCTTGTTTAATTTGTGGTTTTGGTGAGTTTGAAGGCAAACGCGTTTTCTTTGAATGGAAATTTGAGCAACTGTATTCCAGTTTTACAAAGTTACATAACACCAGGATTACTGCACCAGAGCGTTCAATTAAACTTGCTTTAGAAGCGATTAATAATGAAATCGCTTTGTGTAAAAAGACTGAGACCAATAGGGAATTCCCACTTTCACAACGTAATCAAGCTTTTGTTATTCGTGAAACTTTACAGAAGATTCAAGAAATTTTGAAAGATGAAGTTCCTGAAGTCGTAAATAAAGCAATGATACAAGTGGGTAGTAGAGTTTTTGTAGATTTCTACTCATCTAACAGGGCTGAAACTGATGGCAAACATATACATGGTTACGGCATTGTTGATGGGTTAGATCAAAATGATACTTTCGTATTTGGTCGATTAGATAAAGGAGGATTTTTTGGTTGCCCTATTGGTGATATCCAATTAGTGGAAAGTTCGGTACCGGAAGCAATATTAGAAGCTGAAAGCCGAAGAAATCAATTAGCCATTAAATAGATTTATGCACTCGCTTATCAATGGAAACACGGGCTTAGACAGAGTATTGGAGAAATGTTTAAGCCTTCTGGACCTGATTTTTCAGGATTTCAAGAAATTGATAAAGGTAAATTTAATGAGTGAAATCATTATCGGTGTTGATCCTGATTTAGAGAAGTCTGGCGTAGCAATTAAGGATTCTTCTAGTGTTGAATTAAAGAATCTAAGTTTTCCTGATTTAGTTGAACTAATTAGAGCCAAACATGACCTAATTAAAAAAGTAGTAGTTGAAGCAGGCTGGTTAAACAAAAAGTCAAATTTCCGAAACATCCAAAGCAGACTTGTTGCAGAACGTACTGCAAAAAATGTTGGTGAGAATCATGCGACTGGTAAGTTGTTGGTTGAGATGTGCAAATCTTTAGGTGTCGCCGTTGTTGAAGTTAAGCCAACACAGACAAAGGTAGATGCAGAACGCTTCAATAAAATTACTGGTTGGAAGGGTAGAACGAATCAAGAACAACGTGATGCTTGTATGCTGATTTGGTCAATGAAAGTTTGAATGAGGGCTAATTAATGCAAATCGATAATACTGTTATGAACCAATACTCGCAGTTTCAATGGTTAGCCCGTGGACTGACAGCACAATCATTAGACTTTACTAAAGTAGGTCATAGTTCAGGTAATGACTCTATTAACTATCAAGATAGATTAGGGGCAATAGCTAAGATGAAAAGTCAGCTAGCAAAATCAGTAACTGCTTTAATTATTTTTGATGGTAAGTCAGAAAGTGACTATGAATATATACGAAACCATTTAGCTCTACTTATGCTCAATGAAGCTACTAAAGACAAAAAACGTGAACCTGAACATATTGCCTTATATCATCTAGCATGGTTAATGGCTCGAATGATAATTGATTTTTCTTTTAGCCCTGAACTTGAGAAAAACTTCACCGCACAAGGTCGACTTTATTATGCGGGTATAGCCGCTTCTAAAATGTCTGTAGATGTCTATCGAATGACATGGAAACCATATGAAAAGTTAATGCAAATGGCTCTTGAAGATGCACTGACAGAAGCAGAAGATACTATTCGGGAATACCGCAAGAACACTTACAAAGAGTTACAATCCTAGAGTTTTCATTATTCTGAAAACTAGCGTATAGTTTTACTAAGATGGTCGTATTTTGATTACGGCATATCTTTTAAAAGCTCATCAATTTGATGGGCTTTTTGCATTTCTATGGAGCGAAGAAAAGATGGCTTGGCTTTCCAATCAACATGCACCAACTAAATCAAATCAGTTATGTATTTTGGCAATTAAAATAGATGATGACTCTATAGATTATCTGCCTGCTATTTGGGATTTATGCGACAGTGAGGATAAACACTTTACCTTGACTGTGGATCGTCCAGATATTGGTGATGTTCTTAAGCTAAACCAAGTGGATGCTTATATGATTTATCATCCTTTAACTATTGAAGATACAAAGCTTTTTTAAAATCTTAAGTTTCGTTTTCTTACTAAATCAATAAAGAAAAAAACTCGGTTCCTAATGGAGACCGAGTTTTTTTGTATCGAGTAAAACTGGGGTAGAAGTACTGCGGTAACAGTACCTCTACCTCCTGACAGTCCTAGCCTGTCAAAAGCAAGCCCAGCCTATCGTGCACACGACCGGGCAAGGCTATCAAAAATGTAAGCTTTTGCACAGGAAAATTTTTATGATTTCTCGACCAAAACCTATAATTCCATGGCAGGGTGGAAAATCCCGCTTAGCAAAAGATTTGTTGAGTAGATTTCCGGCACATACATGTTATGTCGAATTATTTTGTGGAGGTGCTGCTTTATTCTTTTTACGTGATGACCCAGCTAAAACAGAAGTAATTAATGATCTAAATGGTGAGTTGGTAAATCTGTACCGGGTAGTGCAGAACCATTTAGAGGAATTTGTACGCCAATTCAAATGGTGCATTTCAAGCCGTCAGGTGTTTGAGTGGGAAAAATTGAAAGTTCCAGACACTCTCACTGATATACAGCGCGCAGCAAGATTTTATTATCTTCAGCAACATGCATTTGGTGGGAAGGTGTCAGGGCAGACATTTGGTTATGGCACTACAGGACGACCATTAAACTTACTAAGGATTGAAGAATCCTTAAGTACAGCTCATTTGCGTTTAAATGGTGTCTATATAGAAAACCTGAGTTGGGATATTTGTTTTGATAAGTATGATCGGGAACATACATTTTTCTATGCTGACCCGCCGTATCTAGATACAGCAGGTTATGGAATAGATTTCCCGCTTGATCAGTATCACTTGCTTGCTGAGAAGATGAAGAGCTGCAAAGGCAAAGTGATGTTGTCTATAAATGATCATGAGTTGATAAGAACGATCTTTAAAGACTTCAGAATTGAAAAGACAAGTATTACTTATTCAGTAGGTCGAGACTTAAAGAGTAAGAGTAAAAAGAGCGATGAATTGATCATCATGAATTATTGATTAGATGTGGATAGGCTTGATATGCCTATCCAATCTTTAATACCTAAGGAATATTTGTTATGTCAATCAGAGGATTAGCCGCTGCATTTAGCGGTTTAACAGCATCATTAATTGCTGTTGATGAACTTGAGCACATGTGGCCACTCATGACTTATATTCAACCGAAACGTAAACCTAATAAAGTCAGCCAAAAGAAGCGCCGTTTAAATGCACGTCGTCTTGGTAAATATAGCTGACTAAAGTTTTGCCGGACGTATTACGGCATATAAAACCGCATTAATTAAAATTGATGCGGTTTTATTTTTTTATTCGTTATAACTCTAAGGTGATTGCAATGGCTTGTACTGGTTGTGCAAAGCGCCGTCAATGGTTGAAGGAAAAGAAAGATGAGCTCGAAAGAATCGCAAGAGCAGCAAGCATGCGGCTGCGAAAAGTTACTTCCACTACTGGAGAAGTTACTAGAACAGAATACGACTCTGATTCAACAGAACGAACGGAAAGATAACATTGTACTCGCAGCGATTGAACAGAATAATGAATTACTTTTGCAATACCTTGATGAAGAAGAGATTGTGAAGTCAGGTTCTAATTATCTAGATTCTAAGAGTAAGACACTTTGAATTGGAGTGAATATGGCTAGGTTAAAGCAGCTTAATCCATTCAGGTTAAATACTTTAAAGACTAATGAAAGAACTATAAAACCTCAGACCAATTCATGGCGTTCTAATAAATCATCAACTCAGCGTGGTTATGGTTATAAGTGGCAGCAGTATCGCTTAGAATTTTTGAAATTAAATCCACTTTGTGCTTATTGTCAGAACGAAGGTAAGGTGACAGAGGCAACAGTAGTTGACCATGTGGTGCCACATCGAGGAGATGATGCTTTGTTTTGGAATACAACGAACCATCAAGCTTTATGTAAGCTTTGTCATGACAAAGTGAAGCAAAAAGAAGAGCAAGCAGGGTAAGTTGAGGAAATGCATCAAAATGGTGCGAGGTCGGCGGGGGAGGGGAAAAGTCACAAATTTTTCGCTTTCTAGACCGCCCCCCTATCTCATTTATAAAAAAAAATCCCGTTGAGTTAAAAGTTAAAGGAAAAAGTTAAAGGTGAACCAATGGCATTGACCGAGAAAATGAAAAAATTTGCTCGTGCCATTGTCGATGGTCTGAGTAATAAAGAAGCAGCAATATCAGCAGGTTACTCTGAAAAATCTGCTTCACAGCAGGGTTCAAAATTAAGAAATGATCCTGAAATTATTGTCTACATTGAAAAATTAAAAGCTGAAAAAGAGGGGAGAATTTTAACTTCTGAGAAACCAAAAGTTAAACCTAATGAAAGTGGTGAAGATAATAATCCATTAGATGATGAGTTCCCATATACAAAAGATGACCCACTTCAGTTTCTAATTGATGTGATGAATAACTCAGGCAATGAAATGTTTTTGAGATTCAATGCAGCAAAAGCCGCTTTACCTTATACACACGGTAAAGTTGCAGACAAAGGTAAAAAAGAAACTAAAGCTGAGGCAGCTAAAAATAATGCAAAAGCTGGTGGAAAGTTTGCGACCTTGCAATCTCAAATGAAACCAAGTTAATTATTTGTTTTTCTAAAATATATCGATAAAATATTTTTTATTTTGGAAAATATTTAAATGTCTACAGAGGACCAAAAGCTTAAAAATTTTTTAGAGAAAAATGCGCTTTATGAAACGATAGAATTAACTTGTGTTGGTGTTAGCCAGCAGGTATATGACGTAAAGGAAATTTATCAATATTGTGAAGAATGTGAAATGGATAAACCATTTCATACAAATGGATGTATAGCTTTTTTTCAACAGCACCATACAAGTTCTTATTCACATGTTACTTACGAATGTGTTTCTTGTAGAAAAAAAACAAAACAATTTTGGACAATCGGAGAGCGTTCTTATCATGCAACTGATAAGGAAAATAAAATTACTGTTCGAAAAGTTGGAGAATGGCCTAGGTCAAACTTATCAAATGATAAAGTTTTAGAAAAATTTTTCAAAAAAGATAGGGAAAATTATTTTAAAGCAGAGGTATGTTTGTCTCATGGCTATGGTATAGCAGCGTTTGCATATATGCGTAGAATAGTTGAAGAAAATATAGTTTCTTTACTAGATATGATCGCTCAAGATGAAAATGCAGAAGAAAGTATGCTAGATGCTATTGCCCAGTTGAAAACTACCTCACCTATGAGTGACAAGATAACGATTGCTAAAAAAGCTTTGCCATCTTATTTAAGTCCAAATGGTTTAAATCCCTTGGGTCAAATTTATAAACAACTCAGTGAGGGTGTACATTCATTATCTGATGAAGAATGTTTAAAGCGAGCAAATACTATTAAATTCTGTCTAAGGTTTTTAATTAGTGAGCTTGCAAATCATAGAAAAACAATTGAGGAATTTAAATCAAGTATTTCATTGCTGGGTAACTTATAAATTATTAAGTACACATGCAGTAATTTAATAAAACCGCCATAAGGCGGTTTTTTTATGGGTGTATTTTATGAGTGCAATGCTTCCAGAATGGACAACAGCGTGTCCCGACTGGGAGAAAAGAATTGTTAGACGTGAATCTCTCATACCTTGTAAACCATTATTTCCTGAAGTTGCAGAACTTGCATTAAATACATTTAAGCAACTTGCTTTAGTAGATGTTGTTGGGGATTTTGAAGATGAAGAGGGGAATCCTAGACCGCCATTAATCAGCGAAGTTACTAAAGAATGGGTATATGACTTCGTTGCTTCTATTTTTGGTGCATATGATCCTGATCGAAAACGTAGATTAATACGTGAATTTTTCTTATTAATTTCTAAGAAAAATACTAAATCTACGATTGCTGCAGCAATTATGCTGACCGCATTAATTTTAAATGACCGTCCGTCTGCTGAACTAATTATTCTTGCTCCAACGAAAGAAGTTGCTGATAACTCTTTCGGTCCAATTCGAGACATGATTAAAGCTGATCCAGAATTAGCTGACATGATGCGTTTAAGTGAGCACACTCGTACAGTGACTCATGAAGGTACGGGTGCAATTCTTAAAGTTGTCGCGGCAGATAGTGATGCTACAGCTGGTAAAAAAGCTTCTTGGATTCTTGTTGATGAGCTTTGGGTATTTGGTAAAAGAGCTAATGCGGAATCAATGTTGCGAGAAGCGACAGGTGGTTTAGCATCGCGACCTGAAGGTTGCATTATTTATTTAACAACGCAATCAGATGAAATACCTGCTGGTGTATTTAAACAAAAATTAGATTATGCACGGGCTATTAGAGATGGAAGAAAAGTTAATAAACAATTTCTTCCATTAATATATGAGTTTCCGCTCAGAATGTTAGATAAGCGGAAACATTACAATCCAAATTGGTGGTATGTCACAAACCCTAACTTGGGTGCTTCAGTTGATATGGATTTCTTGCAGAACCAGTGGGAACAGGTGCAAGAAAACGGCGAAGAATCTATACGGGATTTTTTAGCCAAACATTTAAACGTTGAAATTGGCATGAATTTACGTGCCGATCGATGGGCTGGCGCTGATTTTTGGGAAAAACAAGGAACTAAATTTGAACTTGAATTTCTTATAAAAAAATCAGACTGCATCACAATTGGTTTTGATGGTGGTGGTCTTGATGATTTATTTGGTATGACCGTTCTTGGGCGTGATGCAAAAGACAGATCAATTTGGTATCTGTGGACTAAAGCTTGGGTTCATCCAATCGCTTTGCAACGAAGAAAAGAAATTGCACCGCGATTACGAGATTTTGAAAAGCAAGGTGACTTAGTAATTGTTAAGAATATCGGTGAGGATGTAACCGAGGCGGGCGAAATTGCAAAAAAAGTATTTGATACAGGTAAGATGCCCGAAAAAGCATTCGGATTAGATAAGTTAGGTATGCCAGCTTTGCAAGATGGTTTGATTGATGCAGGCATACCATTTGAAAGTTTATTTGCAATCCCGCAAGGTTACATGTTGTCAGGATATGCAACTACAGCAGAGCGTAAATTAGCAGAAAAAAAGCTATTTCATGCTGATCAACCTTTAATGACTTGGTGTGTTGGTAATGCAAAGGGGAAACGTTCAGGCAACGCAGTTATAATCACTAAACAGGAATCTGGGGTTTGTAAAATTGACCCTGTAATTTCTATGTTTAACGCAGTTGCCCTGATGAGCTTAAACCAAGAGCCAAATGGCGGTCGAATGACTGATGAGCAGTTCATGGATGCCATTAGTAACCCCATAATTGTTTAGAGGTATGTATGTTAAAAAGTATTCAAGATAGTTTCTTTCAATACCTCCGTACTGTTGGAAGCCCACCTGAGTTATTACATGTAAAACCTGAGCTATATAATGAACTTTTACTCACTAAGACTGATGGAAAGTATAGTTTGGGTCATCCTCTTACACAGGACCAACCAATGACTTTCTGTGGAAGAGAGGTGGTTCGTTGTGAAGAACTTTTAACAGAATTTGAGTGGTTCCCTAAGAAAGATTAGACATTTTCTTAACCACAGAATGAATTTATCAAAATTCCTAAGTCATGAAGCCCCTTAAAAGGGGCTTTTTTTTATAGGTAAAGAAAATGAGTTTACCAGTCGTAATTTATTTAATCTTGCTGCTTTGCGCTGCTGTTTGCTTAGTTTCTGGTGTGTATCTGTTGGTTGGATTGGCATTTTCGCTTCTAGCAGCAAGCGTAGTGTTGTTTGCAGCAGCAGCATTTTTAAGAAAAGGAATGGTGTAAATGAAAACGCTATTACAGACGCTTAATAGTGCTGTTGTCGCTCCGCAAAATAATTCGAGTACGCAAAGCGGCGGATTAACTGACGTAAATTTCTGGACTTCATTTCTAGGCTTTTCGTCTTCTAGCGGAAAAAGTGTAAGTGTTGAAACTGCTTTAAAACTCGATGCAGTGTGGGCATGTGTCCGACTGATTTCAGAAACTATTTCGACACTTCCTCTTGTTGTTTATGAACGACAAGCTGATGGAAGTAGAAAGCCTGCTGTTAATCATCCCTTGTACTCAATTTTGCGTAACCAACCAAATATTCATATGACCTCGGTTAATTTTACGCAATGTTATGCAGCTTCTTTATTATTGCGTGGAAATGGATATTCACAGATTAAGAGAAATTCAAAAAAAGAAATTACAAGTTTGAATTTTTTAATGCCCAACCGGATGCAATTAAAATTTAATGATCGTGACGACCTTATTTATTCATATACCGATAGAAAAGGTAAGTTATTTATCATTGATCAATCTGAAATTTTACATACTCCAGCTTTCTCATTGGATGGCAGAGTTGGGTTGTCACCTATTCAGTATGGTGCAAATGTTTTCGGTGCTGCAATGTCAGCGGATGATGCAGCAAACAGTACTTTTAAAAATGGTCTTTTACCTACGGTCGCTTTTGAAGTAGATCGTACGATGAATGATGAACAAAGAAAAATATTCAAGAATTACGTCAAAGAAGTATCTGGTGCATTAAATGCTGGAAAGTCTCCTGTATTAGAACAAGGGGTTACCACTAAAGCTATTGGTATTAATCCAGCTGATGCGCAGTTACTTGAATCAAGAAATTTTAATATTGAATCAATTTGCCGTTGGTTTCGGGTACCGGGTTATCTAATTGGATATACAAGTAAAGGGCAGACCAAATGGGGAAGCGGTATGGAGCAAGAAATGCAAGGTTTCTTGACCTTCACTTTGCGCCCATGGCTAGTTCTTATTGAACAATCAATGAACAAGACTTTGCTTACTCCAGCGGAAAGACTTAAGTATTACGTTGAATTTTCTATTGAAGGCTTACTTCGAGCAGATAGTAATACTCGAGCAGAATTTTATTCAAAAATGGTTACTAACGGTATTTATACCCGTGATGAAGTGCGTGAAAAAGAGAACCTTCCTAAACGTGGTGGTATTGCAGATGAGCTCACGATTCAGTCTCAAAACGTTCCGATAAATGATGCGGGTAAAGACCAGTAATTTCTAATAAACCTAGGTGAAAAATGGAAAATCAACATCGCAAGATCAAAGGCTATCGAGAATTAAGTCAAGAAGAAGTTGATTTAATGAACCGTATTAAAGAAAAGGGTGCTGAGTTGCTTGTCTTACAAGATGAACTTGCAAATCGTTTAAGCACAGATGACGAACATAAACGTGCTGAAGCTCGTCGTTCAGTTCAAGGTGCAGAAACAGGCTTTCTATTAGGCCGTCCATATGATGAACATTCCGGCTCAACAAATGAATGTGCGGAGTACCGTCGTTTCCAAGCAGCTGAACCACTACGCTGGGCGGAAATCGGGAAGACAAATATTCAGACAGGAATAATGGCTTTAGTTCGCGCCGTAGCACAACCAAGTGAATGTTAAATAAATAAAAAATAAACAACTTAAGCAAGCGACCTTCGGGTCGCTTTTTTTTCGCCTGCAGAAAGGTAAATCAAATGAGTAAAAGCAATATGCCGACGGCACCCAAGGCACTGAACAAACCAAATGTTCGGTTTGATTTGCCGGAAACAGTGCTGAGTAAGTATCAACCAAACATTAAGGCTTCTACCGAGTCTGAAAACACAATCTCAATTTATGAGCAAATTGGCTATGACTATTGGGATGGTTCAGGGGTAACCGCGCAGCGTATTTCAGCCGCTTTACGTTACATCGGTGAAGAAGAAGATGTGGTCGTCAATATTAACTCTCCTGGTGGGGACGTATTTGAAGGTTTAGCAATTTACAACCTTCTACGTAATCACAAAGGCAATGTCACCGTACGTGTTCTTGGAGTTGCAGCAAGTGCAGCTTCTGTAATCGCAATGGCAGGTGATGAGATTCAAATTGCCCGTGCTGGTTTCATCATGATTCACAACTGTTGGTCATGGGTTGTTGGTAATCAACACGATATGCGTGATGCCGCTGACTACCTTGCTGTTTTTGATGAATCGGCCACTGACATTTATCAAGCCCGTACAAGCTTAGACAAAAAAGAAATCACAAAACTACTCGATGCTGAATCTTGGCTTTCTGGTTCGCAAGCAATTGAGAAGGGGTTTGCTGACGATTATTTACCAGCTGACCAAGTCATAGAAACAGAAGAAGAGCCTGCTCAAGCAGCTATACGCAAAGTCGATCAAATCCTAGCGAAACAACAAATTCCGCGCAATGAGCGCCGAAAGCTTTTTCAAGCCATTAAAGCCGGCACGCACGACGCTGTCGCACCTCCGAGTACGCCTAACGCTGCTCCCGAAACCACGCACGACGCTGGTTTAAGTCACACGTTTGCCGACGGTTCGGCTTCAAAACTTTCAAACGCATTAAAGGACATCCTCCCATGACAGACAAAACTATCGAACAAGAGTACAAACAAGTTCAAGCTGACTTGAAACAAGTAACTGATCAAGTTAAGCAATATGCTGAAAATGTTGAAAAGCAAGTTAAACAGTTTGGTGAAGCTAATACTGAAACTAAACAAAAGGCTGATGAAGCATTATCAAAGTTCAATGATCTGAGCGCTTCTTTTAAAGAAATTGAGCAAAAGCTTGATCGACCTGCGGGTGGTGGCGGTGATGAGCCAGCTAAGTCAGTTGGGCAGCAAGTTATTGATTCTGACGCTTATCAATCAATGGATAAATCCTCACGTACATCTATGCGTGTGAGAATGCCTCGTCAAGCTATTACGACTGCTACTGGTCCTAATGTAACGCCAGATAATCAAGGTATTGTTTCACCTCTATTACGCCGTATGACTATTCGAGACTTGTTAGCACCGGGTCAAACAAATAGTAATAGTATTGAATATACGAAAGAAACTGGCTTTACAAATAATGCAGCACCAGTAGCTGAGACAAATCCGAAGCCATATTCTGAAATTACATTTGATAATGTAACAGCGAATGTGCGAACAATTGCCCATTTGTTTAAAGCTTCTCGTCAGATTTTAGAAGATGCTCCAGCCTTGCAATCATATATTGATGCTCGTGCGCGTTATGGCTTGCAGTTGGTGGAAGAGCAACAACTATTATTTGGTAATGGTACTGGGCAAAACTTGCTTGGAATTGTTCCGCAAGCTACAACCTTCAACGAAGATTTAATCAAAATTACGAATGCTACTCCTATTGATCGTATTCGTTACGCTTTACTTCAGGCGGTACTAGCTGAATTCCCATCAACAGGTATTGTTCTCAATCCTATTGATTGGGCTGATATTCAGTTAACCAAAGATAATGAAGGTCGCTACATTATTGGTAATCCTGTAAATGGTAATGCCAATACTCTTTGGAACTTGCCAACAGTTGAAACGCAAGCGATGACCTCTGGCCAATTCCTAACGGGTGCGTTTAGCTTAGCTGCCCAAATCTTCGATCGTATGGATATTGAAGTTCTTTTATCTACTGAAAACGACAAAGACTTTGAAAACAATATGGTCTCTATTCGTGCTGAAGAGCGTTTAGCTCTTGCGGTCTACCGACCTGAGTCATTCGTTTCAGGCTCGATCCGTAAAGCTGCTTAATCAACGTAATCAATAAATCAAGGGCTAGGTAGAACTAGCCCTTTTTTTATGAGGATAAAAATATGTCAAAAGTAAAAGTAAAACTTTTAAAAACTTTCATGCACGATCGTCAAGTTCATGTAATTGGTGAAATCATTGAAGTTTCACCCAGTACATCTCAAGAATTGGCACGACTTAATCTGGTAAAAATTATTGATAAAGATGAGTCACCGTCTGGTGACAAGTCGGTCACTAAAAATGAAGAGGTGACACCTGCAAGTGGCACCTCTGGTGATGAACAAGCTTCGGAAGAGACACCTGCAAGTGACACCTCTGGTGAAGAACAAGCTTCGGAAGAGACACCTGCAAGTGACACCTCTGGTGAAGAACAAACTTCAGAAGAAACACCTACACAAGAAGCTGGTGAAGAAGAAGTAAAAGCAAAATCAAAACGTACTCGTTCTGCTGCTGCAAAGGAATAAAACATGTCTGTGCTGACTATTAACGAAGCTAAATCTCACCAAAAAATTGATGACGATGATGATTCTGAAATTCAGAGAAAATTAGAGTCTGCTGAACTAATGGCAGCACGATTCATGGGGCGTTATTTCTATGCAAGTGACGCTGACAAAATTGCTGGCTATGAAGAAGTGGCCAGCATTTTAAATGAAGCAAAAACAAAAGCAGCTCAATTAGAAGCATGTGCAAATAATACTTCTGAGCAAGAGGAACGAGATTTTTATTTAGAACAAGCAAAACAAATTCGAAGAGAGTCGCGTACTGAGGCCGCAATGAGAATTAATGGCATTTTAATTAATCCATTGATTCGAGCAGGTGTGTTATTAACTTTCGGTTATTTATACGAAACCCGTGAAGCTACGAATGAATTACCTATATCGGCTGAAAATACCTTATTTCCATTCAGAATAACTTTGGGGGTCTAAAGTGAAAGCTGGTGAACTAAGACATAGAGTTGTAATCCAAAGACATCAACAAAATGGTCGGGATGAGAACGGGAATTTTTTGCCGGGTAAATGGGTTGATTATAAAACTCTTTGGTCAAAGATAACTCATGTTTCAGGCAAAGATTTAATTGCATCTCAAGCCAATAACGCACAAATAGTGGCACGAATTAAAATTCGATATCGCACGGATATTGATACAACAATGCGAGTAATTCATAAGGGAATTATCTACGCGATAGATAGCCCAGCATTGGATGATTCAGGGAAAGGCAATGAATATTGCACATTCATGTTGAGTGGCGGAATTGAGCGTTTTCCTGATTAGGAGGTTATATGTCTGTAGAGGTAAAGATAGAAGGCCTAACTGATCTCGAATATAAATTAAGACAATTAGCTGATGATAAGAAAGTAAAAAGAATTACTCGCCGTGCAGCTAGACAAGCTATGAATATTGTTAGAAATGCAGCAAGAGAAAACGCTAAAAGAATTGATAATAAAGCAACTACCGAAAAAATCTGGAAAAACATATCTACTCAAGCTGGTAAAACGCGCAGTTCTAGAGATATAAAAATGCGTGTTGGGGTAAGAGGTGGGGCTTCATTTTCAAATCCTAATCCACCAGATACTAGTGGAGGTGATACACGTCACTGGCGTTGGGTCGAATTCGGTAGTTCACATCAACCAGCAATTCCTTTTATGCGGACAGCTCTATCAAACAATATTCAAGAGGTAACTACAAAATTCTCCGAAGTCTTTAATGAAGCATTAAATTTAGAGTTGGCAAGATTATGAGCGATATTCCAGTTTTTAAAATATTAAATGCAAATTCTGAAATTAAAGCCTTATTAGGTGAGGATTTAAAGGTTTATGAGGATGTTGCGCCTGAAGGAATGGAACCCCCTTATGCAGTATGGCAAACCTTAACGGCCTTATCTGAAAATCATTTAGATCGACAAGCTAAACTGGACCATGTGATGTATCAAGTAATGGTATATGACACGGATTTAATTAGAGCAACTGATATTCGAGACGCAATCCGTTCGGTCCTAGGTGAGCATAGCTATATTCTGAACTCTATGATCAATGGTAAAGAGACAGCTACAAAACTATTTACCCGAGGGTTTGATGCTAATTGGTTTGTTAAACGCAAGACTTAAATACGTAAATTTTTAACAAGTTGTAGAACCTCGCAAAAGTGAGGTTTATTCATTTTTGAACCCCGCATTTGCGGGGTTTTTTTTCGCCGTATGAAAAGAGGAGTCCACTCATGGGCGTATTAACACAAGGCACAGAAACATGGGTAAAACACGGGTCTCCTGCTGTTTTAACCAAGATTGAATGTATTACAGAATTGTCAGTTGGTGATGACAGCGTTACAGAGATTGAAACTACATGTATGGAGGAGCGCGAATCGTCTACTTCTGAATATGGTTTGGTTAAACCTGGTGAAGGAAGTTTGAAGATTAATACTGATCCTGAAAATGAAACTCACGTCATCATTTTAGACTTAGCTCAAAACAAAGCTAAAGTTGAAGTATTTGTTGGATGGTCAGATGGTACAGCTGAACCAACATTGAATGGTGACATTGTGACAGTGCCGCAAGGGCGCTCATGGACCCAATTCCAAGCTCAATTACGCAAAGGGCCACCTATTTTTGATAAAGATTCATTGGTTAATCATACGATTCCAATGAAACGCCAAACACCAGCTTTTGACACATTGAAAAAGCAGGGAACTGCTTAAGGATTTTTAAACGTTTACAAGCCCCTTTAAAGGGGCTTTTTTTGGAATTTTAAAAATATGAAACAGTTAAGTGCAGATCAAATTAAAAAAGGCATATTGATCGGAAAGCCAGAAAAGGTAACCGTACAAGTTTTAGTAAATGGTGAGGAGTCTGAATTTTCGACCTATATTAAGCCGTTTAACTATCAGTCAGCTGTGGCTAATATGAAAGCTTACGGCGAAAATAAGGAAGCCCTTGCAGGAATTTTGGCAAGTTGTATTACTGATAAAGATGGCACCCCAACCTTTACTGAAGATGAAGTTCGTGTGCATTTCAGTCAATCCTTAGTTGATATCATTTGGGGGAAGATTGTTGAAATTAATGTCTTGGGAAAGCAGACATTGAAATCGACGACAGAGAAGAGCTCATCATCGAAATCGCAATCGTTACCGGAAGGTCAATCGAAGAAGTTGAAACGACCTTCTCGTTCAAGGAAATCCAGAAGTGGGACGCCTACCGTAGAAAACGTGGAAGCTTGAATATAGGATTGCGTGTTGAAGAGGTGATGGCAGAATTAAAGTTAATGTTTGCATCTTCAAAAGGCGTTAAAGGTTTGCAGATTTTTGACTATCTACCGCATTTTGATAAACCAGCACCTTTAACATTTGAGCAAGAACGTTTACTTAAAATCAAAAATAAGCCGTAGTATTAAACCATCCTCGGGGGTGGTTTTTTATTAACCCCTTTGTTAAATTGTTGAAACTTTATAACTATTGGTGGGTTCATGAAAAAAATACTATTTTTGACTTTGTTAATACCTTGTTTATCTTGGGCAGCACCAAAAGGGATAAGCGTTGAAAAGAGTGGTTTTGATGGAACCACTGAAATAACAATGAGATCATATGGGACTTCTTCATGCGCTAAATTTGGTGGTGCATGTTTAATGCTTGGTGCAAATTGGAAAAATAGTAATCCTGATGAAGTAGTACTGGAATTAAGTACATTAAATTACTTTGCTGCCATGAGTAATTTACTACTTAATATTGATGGTGAAATTATAAAAGCAGATAGGATCAACTTTGCACATGACTCTACACTAACAGGAAATTATAAAGAGTCTTATCAACGATTTAAAATCGATAAACAAACCCTGACTAAAATTTTAAATGCTAAAAGGGTCTGGTTAAAAGTTAGTATATCTGGCGGTAATTATCTTGAAACGAATCTTATTGACGAAGGTAAAAAAACTTTAGCCTTTGAAGGTCTTACTCGCTTTGAGAGTCAATTGAATTAACAAAATTTGAATCTTGAAAACCTCGCAAATGCGAGGTTTTTTTATGCTTGGAGAAAAGTATGGCTACGAACAATCTTGGAAGCCTAACGTTAGATTTAGTGACTCGAATAGGTAATTTTATCGAGCCATTAAATCAGGCTGAACGGAAAGCCAGATCTTCAAGTGAAAATATTGCTTCGAGTTTTAATGTAGCAAGTATAGCTGCAAAAGCTTTTGGTGCAGTCATGGCGGGAGCTTCAGTTGCTGGCCTAACTGCATTTGTTACAAGAGCTATTGATGCTGGAAATGAAATTAAAAACTTAGCGAAGTTAGCTAATGCAAGTACAACAGTTTTTCAATATTACGCAAAAGGGGCTGAAACAGCTGGGATCAGTATTGATAAATTTGCGGACCAGATGAAAGACATGCAAGACCGTATCGGTGAGTATCAACAAACGGCGGGTGGGCCTTTAGCTGATTTCTTCAAGAATATTGCGCCCAAAGTAGGTGTGACAATTTCTCAATTTCAAAAATTATCAGGACCAGAAGCCTTACAGCTTTATTATGATTCCCTAGTAAAAGCAAATGCTAGTCAAAATGATATGAAATTCTATATGGAAGCAATTATTTCTGACTCTTCTTTGCTTATTCCTTTATTAGAAAATGGGGGAGCTGGCTTTAAAAAATATGGTGATGCTGCGGAACGTGCAGGATCAATCATGGATGATGCAATGATAAAAAAATTATCAGAAGCAAAAGAAAATCTATGGATTATGAACCAGCAATGGCAAGGTGTAGAAGCAACCTTAATTAATGGAATTGTTCCAATTTTTAATATGGTTGCATCAAATATGGATAACATCTCTGCAGCAGCTGTTGCTTTAGGTACGGCTTTAGGAGTCAAACTAGCCGTTCAGGGTGCAATTTTAACTAAAGAATTTACCCTTGGGATGATAGAGGGAATTCGCTATCAAATGACTCTTGCAAGAATGGCAGGAGTAACAATGCAGACTGCAAGTGCAATGGGGGTTTTAAGAGGTGCAATGGCATTTCTTGGAGGGCCAGCAGGGTTGGGATTGCTGGCTGTACAAGGATTAGCAGCAGGTGCTGCATTTTTCTTTATGAAAAATAAAAGTGATGAAGCCACAAAGTCACTTAATCAACACAGTATTTCTGTTGCGGAGGTAATAAAAAAATATCAAGAAATGGATGTTGCATCTCAACGTACACAACTACGTGCTGAAAAAAAATCATTGGAAGAGCTCACGGATGAATATAACAAGGCAAATAGCAATTTAATTAGTCTAGCCATTAATATCGGCCGTTTTGATGGTTCAACTGGGGAAGCCTCCAAATCAGCTAGTGCTTTGGCAATGGAGTTTAAAAAGGGAAATTTAACAGCTGCTCAACTATCTTCTGAAATCAATAAATTGTCAGGTGTGTCAGAAGAATCGAAAGCAAAAATTGATGCGCAAGCTGCGACTTCGATTAAATTAAGTGGTGAATACCTCAAACAAAAAAATGTAGTAAATTCACTATCGGAAACAACGGGCAAAGCGACTGATAAACAAGACAAATTCAATAAAAAACTTTTAGAAGCTGAAGCTGCATCTAAGAGAGCGCAAGCTGCATATTCAGAATATATGAAGACCTTTAATACTGACTATATGGAAAGTTCATATAAGCTAAAAATAAGACAAAAATTTGGTAATAAATATTCTGAAGACGAATTAGGTGTCTTTGAAGAATGGGCAAAGAGACATAATTATGATAGCCAACAGATGCAGACTCCTGCCGCATTAAATGATCTAGCTAATGCAAGACGTCTGCTTGCAGTTAATAAAGAAATAAAAGATATACAAGATCAAAAGACAAAATTAGAACAAGCTGCTACTGAACAAGCTAAGAAAAAGGCTGATTATGCACAGAAAAACTATGAATTATCATCCTTAGAAATTGATATGCTTAAAAAAGTATCTGTCCTTGCTTCACAAAATGGATTGGATAAATTAGAAGAAAAATATGGGCTTCCTAAAAATATGTTAGCTGCATTAATGGCTCAAGAATCGAAGGGGGAGAAAAATGCCCGTAGCCGGACAGGAGCAGTTGGATATTTTCAAACGACAGAGGATTATCGAAAAGATAATCGAATTACTATTGCCGATTCTAAGAATTTACCGGTTATTGCTGAAGTCGTAGCTAAAAATTTAGCATATGCATATGAGAAATTAGGATCGTGGGAGGCTGCAATTCGTTCGCACAATGCAGGTTTAACTGGTGCACAACGATTCAAAGATACTGGAACGGTAAAAGGGAAACCTGATCGTGTTAGAGAAGTCACACAATTTCCTGATCTTGTAAATAAATGGCTAGTAGGTTTAAACGGGAAAACCTCTAAAGATGCAGGATTTATTCATGATGATCCAACTGAAATTTTAAAAGACATTCAGGAATTTGAAGAAGCAAGAAAAGCTACAGAAGAGGCAGTTGCAAAAGATCGAAAATCAATACAGGAAAAGTATTATACCGATTTAGAAAAATTTGCCGAAGATAATAAGGAAGCTATAAAACAGATTAATGAAAAATTTGCCAACGATCCTACAGAACGAGATCGATTACTTGCACTTCAACAAAAAGCTTATGAAAAGGATTTAGAAAACTATATTAAGACTCAGGATGAAAAAGTAAAAGCTACTCAGCAAGCTGTTCAAAATATTAGAGACAAAATTAATAAATTGAACCAAAGTGCAGCTGAATCTTGGGCTCGGGCAACTCTTAAACCTGATGAATTAGCACAATGGAATCTTAATAATGAATTGGATTCTAAGCAAACTAATTTAAATGGTGATTATCAAGACGTAAAAACTTCAATTAATAACAATGTAGATTTGGGAGAAACCGAAAAGTATCAGATGTTGCAAGATGCCTATAAAGCTTACTTAGATGCAAAATTATATTTGGATAGTGAATATTCATCTAAATCTAGAGAGTTGCAGAATGGTTTAAATGCTCAAACCCTTTCTGGTTACTCATCCTTAATTGGCGATATGTCTGGTATAGCTAAAGCTTTTGGAGGGGAACAATCCAAAACTTACAAAATGTTATTTGCTATGCAAAAGGGCTTTGCAATTGCCAGTACCTTGCTATCAAGTAAAGAAGCAATTAGTAAAGCATGGGCCTCTGCCGCTTTCCCTTATAACATTCCAGCCGTAGCGATGGCAGTTGCACAGACAGGTGCATTAACTCAAGCAGTTTCTGCTATCTCTGCAAAAGGGTTCGCAACTGGTGGACAAATTAAGGGACCAGGCACAGGAACTAGTGACAGCATTCCAATTTGGGCTTCAAATGAAGAATTTATGATTAAAGAATCTTCAGCTAAAAAAATTGGCTTGGATAATCTTAATTATATGAACCAAACTGGGGAGCTGCCGAATTCATCCAATAAACAGATAATGGTCGCATCTATTGCTGAGCTTCCTCAAGGTGGAGATGTAATAAGTGCGCCTGTAACAGTTACTGTCACTGTTAATGCGGATGGCTCAACAAATGTTGATTCCGATGGGCAAGCAAAAGCTCTTGGCGATGTTCTTGGCAATGCCATTAGACAGGTGATGTTAAAAGAGTTGAGACAGGGCGGTACTCTTTACAATGCGCTAAGAAGATAGTTTAAATCTAGAGTTTTCATTTAAATGAAAATTGACGTATAGTTTAATTAAGATGGTCGAATTTTATTTTTGACTAGTTTATAGGAACTGACCCCAATAAATTGAGGTCAGTTTTTTCATTTTTTGATTAGGCTATAGATAAAACAGGATGTTTACCTAAGACTTTTAGGGCATCTATAACAGCATCAATTTTAGTTGTATAGCTTAAGTCAACCAGACGCTGAACGGCTTGACGTTGAACATGTAAACGACGTGCAAGTTCGGACTGATTAACATTTTGTTCAAGCATTGTATTTAGCAAAAGAATTTTAGACCAGATACTTAAAGGTAGATCGATTTGATGATCACCTTCTTGTGCAGGACTAGGCATAGGTATAATTCTATTATTTTCAAAATAGAAATCCATCGCCGTTATAAGCGCATCTTTTGCTTCCTCAGTTGCTTCTTCTATAGAGTAGCCTTGTGTTAATGCTTCAGGTATATCTCTAAATTCGACAAAGTAACAACCAGTCTTTGGGTTTAAGGTAAAAGTTGCCGGATATTGCATAATAATCTCCAAGTGAATATAGATTTGATGAAAGAACCGAGAGTTAACTCTCGATTCCTAGTTGTTTTTTTATTCCCTTTACCAAGAAGTCGTCGATTTCCGTGTGTCTAGGGATTGTGCTTTGTTTATCGTTTAAGTAAACCTTGGTATGTTTACCTCCCTCTTTAAACTCAGCCCCAAGTTGACTTAGGAACTTCATCAAATCTTTACGTTTCACTTTTTCCTCTATCTGTTTAACATAGTGCTATTGTAAACATTTCTGTTTACACTGTCAACAAAAATGTTTACATGATTTAGAGTATGTAACTTCTGGAAATATTATGAGCTTACTTAAATTTACTTGGGCACAAGATTTAGAAGGTAACTCCCAGACTAATAAATTCAATGTTTTAACGACGAATTTTGGCGACGGTTATGAACAAAGTACTAGCGTAGGTATAAACAATCGCGTAGGCGAGTGGACATATCAACGAACAGGGAAAAAAGCTGAAATTTTGGAAATTAAAGCATTCTTCGATCTGCATAAAGGTGCAAAATCTTTTTTATGGGATTCGCCATTGGATGGAGAAGTCAAAGTCAAAACTGGAGAATATCAACCAATTTGTTTGGGTGGGGATTACTGGCGAATTTCCACAACTTTTAAACAAGTGTTTACTCCCTAATCATTTTTCCTATTGCTCCTTTAAGGAGCTTTTTTTTTGCTTGAAGGAGCAGAACAATGGCTATTAAAACTTTAGATATTGCTGAAGCTTATTTTGTCGGTGAATTACGTGTTCAGTTGGCAGATGCGCGTAGTTTTAGTAATGATTTACCAGCAGGTAAAATTGAGACACTAACCATTAATTATGACCGACCATCTAATTCCGTGGGCATTGTCGTCACACCAGGCGGCGGTGCTAATGGAAATATGACCTTATTAGATGCCGATATTACTAAATGGGTTATTCAAGCTATTCAGAACTCAGGCTTTCTTTATGGGATTAATGTGAATACATTAAATCTAAAATATGATGAAGCGACGAAAAAAATTAGCGTTGAATATACTCCAGTTGTGGAAGCTACAGCTCAAGCTTAAGGAGTTTGTATGTCTTTGCAGAGTGACTTTCAAAAACTTGAACTGGATGGATTAGTCCGACTGTTTGAACTAGATGCTGACTCCTATGGGGTTGGCATTTTACGTTTTCATGGCCACCAACAGGCAGAAAATATTATTTGGCAAGGGCAAGCTTTTGAGGCTATTAGCCTAGAAGTTTCAGGGTTGGAAATGCGTTCCGATGGTAAAGCTTCAGCACCAACGCTAACAATTGCAAATAATATGAATGGAATTCAAGGGGCTATTTCGGCCTATTGTCTTCAATGTAAAGATTTTGTTGGCGCTAAACTTAAAGTTATTACCACCTTATCCAAATATCTTGATGCCGAAAACTTTATTGATGGTAATCCATCTGCATCGAATGAAGCTAAAGAGCAAATTTGGTATATCGAGCAAAAGACTTCTGAAAATGCTCAGCAAGTAACTTTTGAACTTTCAAATCCGATTGACTTTGAGGGGTTGAAAATCCCTGTTCGTCAAATCACATCACTTTGCCATTGGTGTATGGTCGGTAAATATCGCGAAGAAGAGTGCGGTTATACGGGTACAGCAATGTTTACAGATAAGGATGAACCAACAGATGACCCAGCATTGGATAGATGCGGTGGCCGTCTAAGTTCTTGTCGTCTGCGTTTTGGAGAGAACAAGTCGTTACCGTTCGGTGGGTTCCCTGCTTCAAGTCTTATGTGAGTTGTGTTGTGTGTAACTTTTCAGTCGGTGAAGTTGTTGAATTTTGGGTGGTAGGTCGGGCAGTCTCAGGTAATGGGATGCAAGTACAAATTCTAGAAATAGACGGAGATTGGGCTGTAGTCACTACTGGATGTGGTCAGTGGCCAGAAAAACTGTCTAACTTGAGAAAAATTTCATGAAGCTAACTGCAAAGATCAAAAAATCAATCATGGCTCATGCTGATGAATGCTATCCACAAGAGTGTTGTGGAGCGATTGTAGGCAAAGAATATATTCCTTGCCGCAATGTTTCAGCTAAATCTGATCAGTTCGAAATCCACCCTGAAGATTTAACTATTGCAGAAGAACAAGGCGAAATCTTAGCTTATGTTCATTCCCATCCTGATGGCACTACACGAGCTTCAGAACTGGATTTGATTCAAATTGAATTGCATAAAAAACCTTGGGTGATTTGTTCGTATCCTGATCTAGATTTCGCCGTATATGAGCCATGTGGTTATCAAGCACCACTGGTTGGTCGAAATTATTTCCATGGCTGGCAAGATTGCTATGCACTTATTCGCGATTTTTATAGCCGTGAATTGGGTATCGTGCTTATGGATTTTGAACGAAATGATGCTTGGTGGGAAGATAAAGATCATCCCTCACTTTACCTAGAAAACTACGAGAAAGCAGGGTTCTATGAAGTAGATACTCCTCAATATGGCGATATGTTGATTTGCCGTGTAGGGCGTACTGAGCATCCCAATCATGCACTGATTTGGCTGGGAGATAATGGAAAGTTGAAAACTGAACAAACTGAAAACTGTATTGGTTCTACTCTAATTCTTCATCATCCCTATAATCGAAAATCAGTACGGGAAATATATGGCCAGCAATGGCTAGAACGCACTGTAAAAATTTTGAGGCACCGAGATGTTAAAAACAATTAAATTGCATGGCGTACTTGGGCAAAAGTTCGGTCGAGAATTTAAACTTGATGTGGTAAATACAAGAGAGGCGATGAGAGCCTTATCAGTTCAGATTGATGGCTTTGAGAAGTTTATGTTACGAGCACATGAGCAAGGTCTACAGTTTGCTGTTTTTCTAAAAAGTAAGAACTCAAGCAATAAGCGTGGAAAGAAAAAAACATCAATTTATGACCATGAAACCAAGCGTTTAATTACTGGGGACAATATAGGTGAAGAACAGCTTGATATGAACACTCAAGCCGAAGTTATTCACATAGTACCTAGAGTTGTAGGAGCAGGGGGGAATGGTGCTCTACAGACTATCCTTGGAGCAGTCATGGTGGTTGTCGGGGTTGTAATGCTTTATATACCGGGTACTCAAGCTTTTGCACCTTCTGTGATTGCGGCAGGTGTTGGGATGATGGTTGGCGGCATCGCAATGATGTTAATGCCTAAAATCGATAACACACAAGATCAAAACCAAGATGGCAATAAAGCCAATAAGGGTTTTGGTGGAGCTGTAACTACAGTTGCTCAAGGTAATCCAGTTCCCGTTCTTTATGGCCAGCGCGAAGTTGGTGGCTTCATTGTGAGTGCAGGCCAGTATCCTGAAGATCAGATGTAAAAGTTAAATATATTTTCAAGGCGCTTTAAGCGCCTTTTTTATTGCGCGAGATTTAATATGACGAAGGTGATAGGCGCGAAAAAGGGCGATAACGAAGCTCGACAACCTGTAATTGCTCCTGATTCAGCACAATCAAAAACATTCATTAAAATTTTATATGGATTAGCAGAGGGTGAAGTAGAAGGATTAGCTAACGGCAATAAATCAATTTTTCTCGAAGAAACCCCTTTACTAGATGCAAATGGGAACCTTAGCTTTTCAAATGTAAAAGTTGATTTTCGAAAGGGTACTAACGACCAAGATTATATTGAAGGATTCCCTGCGATTGAGAGCGAAACTGCTGTAGGAGTCGAATTAAAGTCTGGTAGTCCTTGGGTAAGAGCTTTTAGCAATATTGATCTTGATGCGGTAAGAGTTCGATTAAAGTGGGGGCCTTTACGTAGCCAAAACGCTACAAATGGGGATGTTAGTGGTTTAACAATTGAGTATGCAATTGATATTCAAACTGATGGCGGCTCATGGAATGAAGTTTTAAAAACAAAAATATCAGACAAAACTTCTGCTAACTATGAGCGAGCACATCGTATAGATTTGCCTAAAGCAGATACAGGTTGGATTTTACGTATACGTCGTATTACACCTAACTCAACATCTGAGTATGTCAGTGACAAGATGTATGTGGAAGCGGTTACTGAAGTAGTAGATGCAAAACTACGCTACCCGAATACAGCCTTACTTGGGCTCCAATATGATGCAGAAACTTTCGGGAATGTTGCAAAAGTTGCTGTTGATTTAAAAGGAACCTTACTTTTAGTACCTAGTAACTATAACCATCAAACTCGCCAATACGTCGGAATTTGGGACGGTACTTTTAAGCGCGCCTATTCAAACAACCCCGCATGGATTTATTACGACCTATGCACAAATGATCGTTACGGTTTAGGAGATCGATTAACGCCGTTAATGATTGATAAGTGGTCGTTATATCGTCTTGCCCAATATTGTGATCAGATGGTATCTGATGGATTAGGGGGACAAGAACCACGTTTTACTTGTAACGTTTACCTTCAAAGTGCTGGTGAAGCTTTCAGTATTTTAACAAAGTTGGCCGGAGTTTTTCGTGCGATAGCATTTTGGGATGGTGCAAGTATCCATTGTGATGCAGATATTCCACAAGATACTTACTTCACTTATACCCGAGCAAATGTCATTGGTGGCATGTTTGAGTATTCTGGTACACGTGCACGTGATCGTCACAACGTAGTTAAGGTTGCTTGGGATAATCCAGCAAATCATTATAAAACAGAATATGAATTTGTACGGGACGAGAAGGCAATTGCCGAAGCTGGTCAAGTTCGTATTCTTGAGCTTGATGCGTGGGGATGTACATCACGTGGCCAAGCACAGCGCGCGGGTCAATGGGCTTTAAAGTCAGAACAAAAAGAAACACGCTCTGTTTCATTTAAAGTTGGTTTAGATGGTCATATCCCTTTACCGGGTAGAGTAATAGAAATTGCAGATGAGTTATTCGCGGGACGCGCCAATGGCGGACGTGTATCTAAAATTTCTGCTGACCTTAAAAGTATTACCCTTGATCGGGATGATGTCATTGCAAAGGCAGGTGATCGACTTGTTATCAATGGTGAGAATGGCAAAGCACAAACTCGAATCGTGCAATCAATCTCAGGCCGCGTTGTTACAGTAACTCTACCATTTGATGAAAATTCAATTGCAGTTCAAAACGTTTGGGTCTTGGATGCTCAAGACTTAGCGACAATGAAGTTTCGTGTTATTTCAATCGCACAAGAGGAAAAACACCAGTTCAGTGTTACAGCACTTCAATATAACCCGCAAAAATTTGATGAAATCGATAATGGAGCTTTCTTTGAAGACGCACCGATTTCAATTATTAATCCTTCAATCCAAGAACCAGTAAAAGATGTATTGATTACCAGTGAAAGTAAGGTTGATCAAGGCTTAAATATCACCACAATGATTGTGTCATGGACACAAGCAAAGGGTGCAGTTAAGTATCTTGTAGAGTGGAGAAAGGATGACGGATCATGGATTAAATTACCTTTAACGGGCAACAATTCAGTCGAAGTACCTGGTGTTTACTCGGGGAAATATCAAGCTCGAGTTACGGCAATTTCTGCTTTTGAAATCGCATCTTTACCAGTCTCTTCAGTATTAACCGATATTGGAGGCAAACCAGGATTACCACCCAAGTTAGCATTTATTCGTGCTACCGGTATTTTATTTGGGATGAAACTAGATTGGGGGTTTCCATCAGTCGGTGCGAAGGATACAGCCTATACTGAAATTGAAGTTTCACCGGATGGATCAACAAATATTTCACAATTGGGATTGTTTGCTTACCCGACAACAACCAACACAATCCAGGGGTTACAACCGAATCTAAAACAATTCTATCGTGGCCGTCTTATTGACCGTATCGGCAATGTGGGACCGTGGTCTGATTGGGTAAATGGAATCACAACTTCCGACCCAGATGCTGTTTTAGACCTGATCACTGGACATATTTCTGAAACTGACCTTGCTAAAGAGTTACAAGGAAAAATAGAAAATACAGTTGATGTTGCAGAGTCGGCAAAACAAGTAGCTACTAATGCTCAAACTGCGGCGAGTAGTGCTCAAACTGCTGCTACTAATGCACAAACAGCAGCAACGGAGGCAAAAACAGCAGCATCGAATGCTCAAACAGCAGCTTTAACTGCTCAAGCACAAGCCTCTTCAGCTCAGCAGGTTGCAAATGATGCAAGTGCAATTGCGGCAAATGCAAAAAATACAGCCGATCAAGCCGCTGCTTCAGCATTAACAGCAAACACAGCAGCATCTGAAGCGAAAACTGCTGCTGCAAAAGTTGCAAGTGATTTAACAACTTCGACAAACCAGTTGAATCAAAAAATTGCTGATGAAAGCTCTGCACGCGTCGCTGCAATATCTAATTTAAATGATGGACTAACGACTGAAACAACTCAGCGCAAGTCAGAAGATGCGGCTCTGTTAAGCAACATTGAAACTTATAAATCGAGTACGAACGGCACTTTATCTAGTTTACAAACGCAAATCACAACTAATGCCACAAACACTAGCGCAAATACATCAAAGATTACTTCTCTCGATTCACGTCTAACGACGAATGAAGGGAAAACTGCTGATGCAATCAGTGCAGCTGCTACAGCGCAACAAACGGCTAATACCGCAGTTACGAATGCAGCAGCGGCAGCTTCAGCAGTTACTTCACTTAGATCAGAGTTAAGTAGCGGCAAAGGCATCAATAATATTGTTGCACCTTTTTCTGATCCTCAAGAGTTGCCAACTTTAGGCGGTGCTGGGCGAACAGTAGCTTTAATTGATTCATTGTTGCGACGCAATGGTAAGGCTTACAAGGTTGCTCATACTACCGCAGCTCATTATGTTTATTTTGGTACCGCGCAAGCAGCACAAGCACCTGCTCAAATGTCTATGCATATTGAAGCAGGTAGAACATACATGTTTAGTGTATGGCTCAAAGCAATTTCGACAGCAATACCATCGATTAGATTTAATATCTTGTGGTTTATCCGTGACCCCAACACAGGGAATATCACTACTAATGGGGGTATTGTTTTTCCGCAAGGTCAAACCGATTCATATATTTCACCAGGCACAAACGGTCAACGTTATTCGTTTAAATCTAGCACGGCTCCTACAAATGCAATTGGAGCAACAATTTATGCTGTAGGTAACCCATCAGGTCCTACAACCAGTGAATATCTAGTTGATATGTTGATGTTTGAAGAGTCAATCGGCTCTGAAAAGCCTGCTTCAACTTGGGTAGCTGGTCCTGCCGACCTAAATGCCATTAAGAACGCTTTTGACGCAAGTGCAACGGCTATCAATAACCTTACAACTCGCGTTACAAATGACGAAGGGATTATTACCAGTCAGGGTAATTCCATCACTCAGCTAAACAATAGTATCACCAATATCAATGGCACACTTTCAACGAAAGCCGACTCTACAGCCTTAAATGCTTTAACTAACCGCGTTTCTACTGCAGAAGGTCAAATCACGGCTCAAGGTTCGGCAATTGTTTCGCTTAAAAATGATTTAGCAGCGACTAATAATGCTGTTGCTTCAAAAGCTGATTCAAGCGCCGTTACCAATTTAACCAGTCGTGTTAGTACAGCAGAAGGCAATATTACAAGTCAGGGTAATTCAATTACTTCGTTGACTAACTCTCTGGCTATTAGTGCAAAAGCCGGTACCAACCTTTTGATCAAGTCAAATGTGGTTGGTACATACAACGGTGTAGCTTATCCGCATCTTGTGTACGAGATGGGTGAAGAGTGGGAGGTTGGCGCTCAATACACTCTGTTGTGGTGTGCAGAACACAAGCGTAACTCAACTGATACGTCATCTAACTTAGCGGTGTACGCAGGAGGTGGATCCCAAGCGCTTCAATCGGTAGTTAATACGAACGGCAAGGTTGTTAATAAAGTCACCTTTACGAAGAATAGCTCTGGCGTGGCCAAAGTTATCAACTTCTACATGATTAATCGACCAAGCGCAGCGCAGGGTTCCATCGGTACTGTTTATTGGGCTGTGTTGGTCAAAGGCAATTTAATCACTACTGACACTTGGATTCCGAGTTCATACGACTACTTGCCCGATGTGACTGCTAATGCTTCCGCTATCACTAATCTTACTAATACTGTTACGCAGCAAGGTAATACGATTACTTCTCATAGTAATTCTATTACTTCATTAAATAATAGCGTCACCAGTATTAATGGCACTCTTAATAATAAAGCCGATGCTAGTGCCTTACAGTCACTCGACTCAAAAGTAACTACAATCGACGGTAAAGTTACTTCGAATACCTCTGCACTTACCGCATTACAAAGCAACTTTAATAGCTTACCGAACCAAGGTTTGAACCTGCTAGGTCCTGAGATTTCTAACCCTGTCGAAAAACCAACTAACTGGGTTTCAGGCTTGGCATTTGATGTCATCAATTCGCCTGATACAGTTAATGTTCGAGCTTTTCAATTCACTATGCCTGCAGCGAGTGGTAGCGGAACGTATTTTAACGTTGGCGGTAGTCAGGTTCCTCGTCAATGGCTCACTGAAGGCAACTATGTTTTTAGTTTTGTTGCAAAAACTGTAGGCGGAACCCCACCACATCCAATTGAGTGGCAGCTTTATAACGTTAGCGGGGTTCGTCAACGCTTTAATATCACGGCGACATTAACTCGCTATAGCTGTGTATTCACTGTGCCCGCTGGCGGTGCGTCTGCCTGCATGTTGTTGATCGGTAATCCTACTGCGAAGGCGGCTGGACAGGTTATCAATATCGAACGAATGATGCTTGAGCGCCAAGTGGGAACCAATACAACTCCTTCAACTTGGAGTGCTGGGGCTGATGCCAGTGGAATGATCATTTCGACACAAGCAAAAGCGACTGATCTATTCAACACTGCCACAAATCAAAATACTGCAACCGCCGGACGTGTAACGAGCCTTGAAAGCCGCATGACGTCTACCGAAGGTGCTTTATCAACTAAAGCAGATGCCTCTGCTGTTCAGAACCTCGACACCAAAGTCACAAACATTGACGGTACAGTAACGTCAAATACGAATGCTATCACTTCGCTTAACTCTGCTTTAACAAATGCAACGTCAACAATTAGCATGAATGCTGGAAGTCCACTCGCTGATTGGACAACTTATGCAGCTACAGGCGAGTTCAATGTTATCGCTGAAGCTACAGGGCAAAGTGGCAAAGTAATTCAGCTCGGCAACAATGCTGGCAACGATACTATTTGGTTGCATGCAAATAATCTGATCCCGTTTGACCAAACAAAGACTTATCGCATCCGTGCTCGATATCGCCGTCGAGCTGGGACTGGAACAATTTACCTGGGGATTGCACAAAAAACCCCTGATAAAGCTTGGTATGTAACTACTGGCAACACTCAGGCAAGCAACATGGCTTCATCGAACTATGTTGTAAATGCCCATGCGCCTGCTATTGATGAATGGCAAGAGATTGTCGGGTACTACAAAGGACGTTCAAGCGGTGCAGCAAGCGGTGCAGGCTCACAAGCAAACCCTCGTACCGCATCGCAAATGACAGGCTTTATTTCGCCTTTGTTTATTGCTAACTATCAGAACCAAGCTGGTATCGTTGAGCTTGATTATTTAATTCTTGAAGATGCGGAAGCCATTGCTGGTAACCAAGCGAATGCAACTGCTTTAAATACTTTGGATACCAAAGTGACAGAAGTAGATGGGCGTTTGGCTACAGCGACAAATTCCATCACAGCGCTTAACTCACGTATGAGCACTGCTGAAGGCAATATTGCGAGCAATGCAAGTGCGATTGCAAACACGTACACAAAAACACAAACAGATAGTGTTATTGCAGGTGAAGTTAATTCTTTTAAAGCTTCTTTGCAAGTTGCAGGTACGAACCTAATCCGAAATGGTAATTTCTCTGATGATCTTACGAATTGGGCCGCATGGGGCACAACAAACGTTGTGCGTACTATTGAATCAATTAATGGTAAAAACTGGCTTCATCTTGTAGCTAATAATACAAGTATCTTCCGAGGCATTAGTCAATCAACATTGGCTAATGCATTTAAACGAGACACAGAATATACGCTTTCCTTTAATGCCTATAGCGCTAATACAACTGGAGGTGTATCTGTTCTTATCCATCAAAGTGGTGGAGGTAACAACGATCCACAGATTATAAGAACTGTAGCAATCTCTAATAAGAATGCAAGATATACCGTGACGTTTAGATCGGCAGATTTGGAGGCTAAATCTGCATTTAATTTAATGATTGGACCACAAAACAGCATAGTCGGTGACATTTTTATTACCGATATTATGTTTGCTGAAGGTAATGTCGCATCGGGTTGGTCGCCCTCGAACGATCAAATCATGGGGAATATTAGCGCTAATGCCAATGCGGTATCAACACTAACTACAACTGTTACCAATCAGGGCAATACAATTACAAGCCAAGGCACTGATATTACCAACTTAAAAAATAGTGTCACCTTAATCAACGGGACGCTTACCAACAAAGCAGATGCCTCAGCGGTAAACACACTCTCTAATCGGGTAACGGCAGCAGAAGACAGCATTACAAGCCAAGGCAACTCAATCACAAGCTTAAACAACACGCTTGCGAATAATGATTTGTCAAATCTTATTCTTAATCCTGACTTCATTGACCCTAAAAATGGATGGACGTCAGGCGTAATTGTTGATGCAACTGACGCTGCGCCGAATCCGCCGTCGCTAAAAGCTTTAAAACTTAATAACCGTGATAGTTATTACGGGGCATTTGTTAAGTGCAACGTCGGAGACATGTTTTATGTCTCAGCTTGGTTCGCAACCCCAAATACTTCAGCAACTGCTTCGGTTGTTCTTGGGTTTAATACTAGGAATAGCTCAGGAACATACGCTTGGTACTCAGTAGCGGTTAAATCAACGGATAAGAATACTTGGGGTTTCGTTGAAGGCTATTTCACTGTTCCGGCTGGTATGGTTGATATTCGCCCTTGGCTTCAAGTAAGCACTACTGCGACAGAAGCAGCAGCTCAGCTCTGGCATGTAACGAATATCCAAGTTCGCAACATTACAGGTAACAAAAAATTAGCAAGTGACCTGCAAGCAACCTCTTCTGCTTTAAGTACGCTTGACTCTAAAGTTACCAACATCGATGGCCGTGTTACTTCTGCATCTAACAATATTGTTACTTTGAACAATAGCGTTACCAACATTAATACTGCGCTTTCACAGAAAGCAGATGCATCTGCTCTGAGTTCATTGTCAAATCGAGTTAATACAGCAGAAGGCAACATTAGTTCACAAGGTAACTCGATTACTTCTTTAACTAATTCATTGGCTGTTAGCGGGAAAGGTGGGACGAATCTACTCATCAAGTCAAATGTGGTCGGCACGTATAATGGCGTCGCTTATCCGCATCATGTTTATGAGATGGGTGAAGAGTGGGAGGTTGGCGCTCAATACACTCTGTTGTGGTGCGCAGAACACAAGCGTAACTCAACTGATACGTCATCTAACTTAGCGGTGTACGCAGGCGGTGGATCTCAAGCGCTTCAATCGGTAGTTAATACAAACGGCAAGGTTGTCAATAAAGTCACCTTTACGAAGAATAGCTCTGGCGTGGCCAAAGTTATCAACTTCTACATGATTAATCGACCAAGTGCAGCACAGGGTTCCATCGGTACTGTTTATTGGGCTGTATTAGTTAAAGGCGATGTAATCACAACTGATGCATGGATTCCAAGTTCATATGATCACCTGCCTGATACTAATGCCAACGCTTCAGCAATCACCAACCTCACAAACACAGTAACGCAACAAGGCAATACTATTACGTCTCATACGAATAGCATTACTTCGTTAAACAACAGCATTACAAGTATTAATGGTGTTTTGAATACCAAAGCGAGCACTTCTGCCGTTACCGATCTTGACAGCCGTGTAACGGCTGCCGAAGGCAATATCACGGCGAACACGTCTTCAATCACTAGCCTTACCGCGAATCTTAAAAATGTTGCAAATGGCATCACCATGTCTGCATCGCTTGATGTAGATCCTGATTCAGAGTGGATTTACTGGTCTAAGAATGGAGAAGTTGCACGTGCTGACGCTGTAGATGCTTTAGGTGGAAAAGTTTATCGCTTTGGTAACAACGCGGGGAATGACCACGTAAACGCAAGATCAAAAGCAAAACTGCCATTTGATCAAACCAAAACTTATCGCATCCGTGCTCGATATCGCCGCCTTAATGGTACAGGGACAGTATATTGTTCAGTTTGCACCTTGGCGGCAGATGGTATTTCGCACGTAAACTCAAGTAACACTGTGTCTTCTGACTTTGGATCTTCAAACTACTTTGTGATCAATCAAAGCCCTACAAACAACGTCTGGCAAGAAGTGACAGTGTACGTCAAAGGACGCGCGGCAGGAGCAGCAACAGGCAGTTGGACACTGGCATCGCCTCGACAAATGCCAAATGCGACTGCGTTTTTAAGCGTTCAATTCCTCGCTAACTATTCAAGTGCAGCGGGTATGACAGAGCTTGATTATCTAATCATAGAAGATGCTGATGCGATTGCTGCCAATGAGGCTACGGCTAACGCTTTATCCTCTCTTGATACTCGAGTAACGTCAGCTGAAGGTAAAATTACTAGCCAAGGTAATTCAATTACTTCACTCAACAACAGCATTACAAGTATTAATGGGACGCTCGCAAGTAAAGCAGATAGTTCTGCACTAACAAACCTAGCTAACCGAGTAACAGCTACAGAAAATTCGATTACGAGCCAGGGTTCAAGCATTACATCACTGAATAGCTCAGTTAATGGACTGTTGAAAGACATTGAAGTTACTGACACTCGCTCTACGAACCAACCGCCGTCATGGTATTGGGCAAACTACCCTAAACGTATTGTTCGTGAGTTCAAATCTGCTTCTACACTTGGTTTAACTGGAATGGGCACATATGTTTCCCTTGAAACATATGTTTATTGGACTGATGCATCTGGTGGCCCAATCATTCAGATTGCACGAGGAACGGACTCTAAGCTTACCGCTGAACGCCGTAGCACTGGTGCCTCTACTTGGGGTGTTTGGTCGCAGGATATTAAAACTATCAGTGATGGCCTTGCAAATAAGGCAGAAGCTTCAGCACTTTCATCGCTTGACTCAAAAGTGTCGGTAATTGATGGCAAAGTCTCTACACAAGCTTCAAGTATTACAAACCTGCAAACAACTGTTGGAGGGCATACTTCTTCAATCCAACAAGTTACCGAGAGCGTTGATGGCGTTAAAGCTCAGCAATATTTAAAAATGGATGTGAATGGCCATTTGGCTGGTCATGGTTCCATGAATGATGGCACAACTTCAACATTCATCTTTAATTACGATGCTATCCAGTTTGGTGCGCCTGTAGGAGTGGATGGTGTAACACCAAAACCACTAATGACATTACAGAATACACCTTTAACTCTGCCTAACGGGACGGTTATCCCACGAGGACTATATGTTGATACTGGTAATTTCGGTTACATCAATGCTAACCGGATCTGGGCAGAAAACTTAAGTGTTATTAGTGCTGATTTGGGAACTATTAAAGTCAAAAATGCGAATATTGAAGATGGTGCAATTGATACTTTAAAGATTAAAGATGAAGCAGTAACTGTACCAATAGGTGTAAAAGCAATTGATATTAAAACTATCAATACTTTTTCTGGAGGCTCAACCGGAGGTTTGCCTAATAATGATTTTAGTAATCACTTGTCCGCATGGGAGGAACATATAGGAACACTTCTACAAGTAACGCTTAATAGAAGTGGGGGTAAAGTTAGACTTGATGCTTCAGTAAATATTTGTACACCTTCTTTTGGGGCCTTCAGTGTGGGTGATGGGCGAGGCAATCCAATTGCCGCTAATGACAGGGCTATGGCATCTTTTTATATTTCTATTTATAGGAACGGGTCTTTAATTGGCAGAGGCTCACTAGGCGCAAATATTGAAACAGGTAATATTAATGTCAACTTTAATGGTACAGCGGTTATCGTGTCTGCTATCGATGATATTAGGACTGTTGGCGCTGTTACCTACACACTTAAAGCGGGTTTTGCTCGCCAGGAGGGAGTAAATATTCCACTGAATGTTAGTTCCAATAGTACTTTTATGATCACTTCAAGAACATTAAGTGTAATTGAAATGAAGAAATAACAGCACCCATCAGGGTGTTTTTTTATGCCCAAGATCTGGAGGAAGGCATGCATGAACGATCAAACAAATAGTGTAGTTGAAGCAGCTGCAAGCACGGCTGCCGCGACTGCAACAAAATTCACTTATGGCTATGTAGTGGGAGGCAGCTTGATCGGTGTAATTGGAAAAATTGACTGGGCTGTTGTCTTTTCAATCTTAATCGGTGTAGCTACATACTTAACGAATCTCTATTTTAAAAGCCGAGATGAAAAGCGAAAGAATGAGATTCATGATCTTCAAACGAAGCAATATGAATTAACGAAGAAACGGATCCAAGGGGATAATGATGAGCAGCGAACAGACTAGAGCATACCTTTCATTTGCTCTTGTGGGGTTAATGGCTGTTTTGGTGATTGCTTTATTCTTTGTAGAAATGCCACGGGAAAATAGCACTCTTTTAAATACAGCCTTAGGTTTTATTGCGGGGGCAATGTCTATGGCTTGCGGCTATTACTTTGGTAGTTCCGAGCTAGAAAAGAAAAAGAAAACAGAAGATATAAAGCAGCTGTAGCCAACACACATCTAATGCCGCCTTCGGGCGGTTTTTTATTATCTGAGGAAAAGTGAAATGAACATTGAACAATATTTTGATGAGCTTATTAAGCGCGAAGGTGGGTATGTAAATAATCCGGCTGACCGAGGAGGTGCAACCAAATACGGCATTACTGAAGCCGTTGCACGTGCCAATGGGTTTAAGGGCAATATGCGTGATCTGCCTCTTGATACTGCAAAGACTATTTATAAAAAACAATATTGGACAGCTCCACGTTTTGACCAGGTGAATGCCGTTTCTTCTGCAGTAGCGGAGGAGTTATTAGATACGGGGGTAAATTGTGGTACCGGCTTTGCAAAACCACTTTTACAGCGCGCTTTAAATTTGCTGAATAACCAGGGGAAAGCAGGATGGCCAGATATTGCGGTCGATGGAATTTATGGACCAGCTACGTTAAATGCTCTCAAAACTTACTTGGCCAAACGCGGTAAAGACGGTGAGAAAGTCCTGGTGCGAGTTCTTAATATTATGCAGGGCCAGCGCTACATTGAAATTTGTGAAAGAAATCCTAGCCAGGAACAATTTTTCTATGGGTGGATTGCCAACCGAGTGGTGATGTAAATGACTCAAGCAGAAACGGTAAAAGAACTCACCCCATATTTAGAATACTGGAGTAGTGGCATTTATATGATTAAATGCCCCGGGTGTAAATATTTACATCCATTCCATGTGAAAGAAGGTGCACATCACAATGGCAGTATTTGGGATTTTAACGGCGATATAAATAAGCCAACGTTTACACCTTCTTTACTTGTTAATGACCATTATCCAGCAAGCCGATGCCATCTGTTTTTGACTGAAGGGAAGATCCAATTCTTGTCTGATTGTCATCATGAGCTCGCTGGCCTGACAGTTGATATGGTGCCAATCGATGTTTAAGATTTTGATGTTATGTATCCTATTATCAGGATGCTCAGCTCATACAATCAATAGTAATGTGAATATAGGCATTTGTGTAAAAGCCCTCTAAGGAGGGCATTTAAAGTTATTTTATTATTTGAATAGTTTTTGTTTCTTCAATTTTAACAATCTTAAGGCTATTATTTTTTTCATTCACTAAAAGGAAGCTATCTGAAAACTTGTCCAAAATGTACCATTTTTCTGTTTCTTTTTCTTTCAATTCTACTAAAGCTAAATTTTCACCTGGTGAATTTTTATTAGAGTTTAAACCATAGAATAATGGTGCTATACATAATAAAACTACAAATAGGAAAATTTCGTGGGTTGTATCTTTTTCAACGTTTTTTAAAAGAAAACCTATCAGGCCAATAACTATTGCAAAAATGCTAGTCACTGGAATTGTAAAAGCTCCTGTGTAAATCCAAACGCTGATATAAGGATATATCGTTAAAGAAAGGATTGATGTAATTATTGCTGAAAATGCTTCTTCATAAATTATCCCTGTAAAAATCATGATATACAGCAAAATTAGTTCTAAATTTCCAACCATCAACTCTATTGGAGAAAAAAGGGATAAAGTCCAGTTTCCGTAATTTGTTAAAAAACCAAACTTATAGCTTGTCTGTACTATAAAATCGATAGTTATAAATAAAGTAACCATTTCTGGTATTGAGTTAGTGTTTTTAATTTTATCAATAATCATATAAGTAAGGCTTTAAATTAATAATTTATATTATTTTACTAAATTTAAAAAAATAAAGTTAAATTTAA